CCCGCCGATAACGGTAAGGAACCCACCAGCCAAAAAGTAAAATACTGACTCAGCGATGAACTCGGCATCACAACCGATGAAATAAGTGTTCATCGACTGCGCGTTGTCTGAATACCAAACGTAATCGCAGCCTTCAAACGTGCTTGCCAAAATTGTGTTTTCGGAATGGGTGTCTGTGCCACCGACATCCCAGGCTTTAGCAAACCCGCCTTTAACTACAATTTCTCTCCAGCAGTTGAACCGATCACCGCCAGCATCAGTCGTCCACTTAAAGAGGTTAGTCGTTCTGTTTCCAGTTGAACGTATGTTGATTGACTTGTTGCCGTAAATGTTTACGGTTACAGTTCCTGCGGCGAACCCAAGATTTTCGAACGTCGTCCAAATCATCTGGTTGCAGTCAAACATTGCACCAGAATTGGCGGTGTGAACCAGCATAGACGTTTCTTTTCCATCGCCGACAAACTTAATGCCGTTGATGTTGTTTAACGTCAATGTGCTGGCAATAACATAAATTCCAGCAGGGAACCGAATCGCAACACCGCCTCGTGGCGTTGAATTGTTGCCGTTGTTAAATACCGGAACTGATTTAGAAAAGTTAATAGCGGCTTGGATAGCGGCAGTATCGTCCGTCACGCCATCGCCGACAGCGCCAAAGTCTTTGACGCTAATCATCTCCCGTAATTTGTCATGGAAATCTCTAACTACTGCTACAGTACCTGATTGAGAAAAATCCCTTACGCTAGCCGCAGTAATTCTTGCTTCAATCCGTGATCCAGCGGCGAATGAGTTGGCAGACGTACCTTCCTGCGCACGAACGATAGTCATCGTGTCGCCAGAGCGAGCCGTGACCTTTACAATCTCAGTAGTGCCGCCAGTGCTTTCAAGTGTGGCGTAGAAGTAATCCCCAGACGCTAGCGTTGGGAACCGTGCACCCTCTCCTGCGGCGACAACAATACCGGTATTACTAGCACTAATAGAACTAGCAAGAGTAGAGAAAGCGTTGTTTTTGAGTTTAATACCCATTAACTTACTCTAGCAAAAGTGCGCCGCGTTGGAATACATATTCTTCAATACTGGCCACGGTAATGCGAAGTTCGATACGTGAGTTAGCCGCAAAGGGAATGGCAAGAGTTCCTTCCTGCGCCCGCGCGATAGTTAACACGTCATCAAACCTAGCGGTAACTTTAACAATCTCAAAGTTGTTACCGGTATCCGAAATAGTAGCATAGAAGTAATCACTTGCTCCTAAAGCCGGAAACCTAGCCCCCTGTCCAGAGGTAACAGTGACACTAGTCGCCGTACTAGATACGGCAAGCGGGATCGTCGCAAAAGCATTATTTTTAAATTTAATGCCCATCAGACTATTCCATACATAATTTCAATCGTTGAAGTAACCGGGGGTGCTTGAGAAAATGTAAGCGTAGTCCCCGACACACTATAAGTATTTTTCTGCTGGTATACACCGTTAATGAATACCATAGTGGAATTCTCAGCAACTTTAGCGGGCATCGTATATGCAACCTGCGCACCGGTTCCGGTAAAGTTTACTACGTTAAACGGTAGATGATCTAGAATGCTTTGCGCAGTTACACGAAGTTCAATCCGCGAATTTGCTGGAAATGCCAGCGGCAGCGTACCTTCTTGCGCACGGGCAATAGTCATAGAATCGCCGGATCGGGCAGTAACTTTTACAATTTCGTAGAAAGTGCTACTACTAGACAAAGTTGCATAAAAGTAATCGCCAGTCGCAAGAACAGGAAACTTAGAGCCGTCACCAGCGGCAACGACTAGCCCAACATCGGTCTCAGAAATACCGATTGCTAAAGTTGAAACGGCATTATTTTTAAGTTTAATGCCCATCCTAAACTCCGAAACTCTGCATTCTTGCCGTCATTGTTCCACGCATATTCCCAAGGTTAGCCCTGGCTCTACGCTCGTTGACGTGGAAGACATACTGTTTTGCATGGTAGGCAGCAAGTTCTCTATCGCTCCAATTAGCGTTTGGTAGAACAAGAAGGTGCTGCAAGGCACCATGAACAATCACATCTTCCAAGTCATCGAATATTACTTCGTCCATACCAGTAGCCGACCGCTTGGGTTTCAAAGCCAAGAACATCCGCATTTCGTAAACGCGGTCATTATCAGGTAACGGAAGAATGATGTACTTATCTGGCGACAACTGACAGATAGCCGCAGGGGTACTAGCATCTGCAATTACAGATGCCGGAAGAACAAACGAATTCTGCTGGTTGTACTGGTCTTCGTTGTACTCTGGAGTATTGAAAACACTAGATGGTGTTTGACTCCACAGATCGTTGGGACTTACTCCGCTATACAAATCAGCCCAGCACGGGAACTGAAAAATAGCCTGTTCCAGCGTTAAACGACTCAAGGCATTGCAATTAACTACTGCCTCAAACATCGCATGAACATCTGTATTAGCAGGTTTGCTGTAAAAATACTCGTGCACACCCGGCTGTAGATTGAACAGGGGTACTGCATATCGCCACGCCAAAGTGCGCTCACAAGTGCGAATCGCCGCGTCCTTGATGTACTGCTCAATCATAGGATACGGACAACCCGGAACACTCGGATTGACTTTGGTTATCAGAGTTGAGAACTCGCGGTCTGCCATTAGATTACCTGTCTGGGGTCAAGACCCCCCTCTTTGGTATCTGTCAGTACCTTAGTCTGAAGGTTCACACCCAGTGCTTGAGCATACGCATTTTGGAACTGAACGTACCTATTCGGATCACCGGTCGCATTCTCAACTCCGGCGATCAGCATCATAACTCCAGAAACCATGACCGGCTGGAAAGCATCCGGTAACAACGCAATAGTCTGATTAAGCGTATATACGGGAGGCGACTGGGCATACTCTCCAGAAAGCACGATACCCGCCGAAGGTTTAGGATAAAGAAAGTACCGGTTAGGATTCTGCACATGCCGCATGTAGTTAACAGGTGTTCCAGCAGCAACCGTGCGCCATTGGGGGTATGACTGATCCAGCGACTCACGCGACACCTCAAGCACCGCGTTACCGTTTTTAACGGCAAAGATATTCATAAGCCGAATGGAATCTGACGGCATTGACTGTTCAACAACCCCAGCGGTCGTAGGAATATCCGCCTGCAAAACAAACAAATCCGGCCGCATAACAGCGGTTTGACGTATCGTCTGATTTACAAATCCAAGCAGTGCAGAGGCACTGTAGGTATCTGGCGTGCGTAACAGCCCATTATCCTGAGCAAGTCGCCGTGCATCTACAATGATGTCATTGGGTGTCATTGGGCGCCTCTCTGGGTCACACCTACACCGCCATTCTCAAGATCGGTGATATTCCTAGACTGCAGGTCAACCCCAAGGCTCTGAGTAAACGAGTCAAGAAACAACTTTGCCCGCCCAGAATTTACATGCTCGTTATCAACCGACTCGGCCAAGAACACCGTACCATCAACCAGTGCGCTAAAATACGCATCAGGAAGGACGGTAATATTTGCCGACAAGGTATAAGCCGGTGGTGTAACCACGTACTCGCCTACAAGCACAATTCCAGCGGATGGCCGAGGATATAGAAAGTACGCCCGAGGATTGCGAGGATGTCGCATATACTTTGTGGGTGTCCCGGCTACATCGGTAGTCCATTGCGGATAGGCTCTATCAAACTGATCCCGGTCTACTTCTTCTATAGAAGTTCCATTTTGGACACGGAAAATCTCTACAAGGCGGACTGCCGTAGACGGTAAACTCTGCTCAGAGACATTAGCCGTAGTCGAAATAGTCGTAACAGTCGTAAACAAATCAGGACGTAGCATCACCATACGTCGGATAGTCTGATTTACAAACCCCAACAGTATAGTGTCGCTATAACGCAACGGGGCCGACTCGTCTTGAATCAGCCGCCGAACATCCGTTATTACGTCCTGAGGTGTCATTACGGTAAGCGCCTCGAAGCATCAGCTGCCAATTCGGGCGAAGTATAGGACGGAGATTCCGGGATGTCATCAGTAGAAAAATCAAGCGTACCCTTCTTCTTTCGGTTGCGCTTAACCTTTGCAACAGTTTCTGGCTTGGCAAATTTCTCTGGATATGCCTCTTCCTCAGTTACTTCTTCGCAAAGAGAGTTCTGAGCAAGGATAGGATTCCAGTCGTAAATCCACCCATCCAAACGATGACGGAGATACCGAGACATCTTACCGACCTTTACCCAACTTCTTGAGCGTCATCGCAAGGCGCGCACGCTGACCCATCTTGCCAGGAGCCTTAGCAGCTTTAGCAAGTTTCGCAGCCGGAATCGTCTCGCCTTTCTTAACGCCCATAGCCGAACGCAGCGCACCCGGCTTCTTGATCGCTTTCTGAATCCACTTCTCAGCCATAATTATTTCCTCTTTCCTGACGGTGATACCGGCCAAGACTGCCTTGCCGGACTAGTTTTCCTACTTGCCATCGACCGCTTCTCAGCAGCCGTCATCCTACCTGCGGCCTTAGCCGGTCGACATGCTGGGTAACTCCTGCTGGACTTCTCAGCCCCTGAACGACCGCATGGTTTACCAGTCTTAATATCGACCCACTTCTCTCCAAACCATTTACCTAATCCACCCTTACTTGCCACGGCGCACCCGGTTATCTGCTCCAGACCAAGAACCTCCGCGCTTCTTGTATTCCTTGGCTGCCCATGCATTTGCGTATGCGCTGGGATAAACATCAAACTTACTTCTGGCGGCAGACTTAACCCGCGACCAAAGAGCCTTATTGTTTGGAGTTGATTTAGCCATGTCAGCAGTTCCACGCTCTAAGGGACTTATTGATACGGCTGTTCGGATCGTTGGCAGTCTTAGCACTTGTCAGTTTCTTTTTCATTCCTTTCATTCGGGCACAGAATGAATCTCGCCGTGGGCCACCTTGAGGTTGTGGTGGTTTAAGACCCGGCTTGCCGGGATTAGCGCGATTGTAGGAAGCCCTGCCTTTGGCATTCAAACCGCCAGCGGGATTTTTCCCTTCCTTCCTTTGCCACGCAGGAGTCTTCGCCATTTAATTACTCCTAAATTAAACCGCTACGGCCTTGATAACTGCAAATGAAAGAACCACGGCTTCTGACAGGTTGCCGCTAGTTTGAGCATTGAACAAGGTTATTGAGCATGACCCAGCCGCAACCGCGCCAACGCTCACAAGATAAGCACCGGCCGTGCCTCCAGACTTGACGTTCACGACCACCAAATCTGTCGCAGCAATAGTGCTGTTTGTCAAAGTGAACGACACAGACTCCTGATGCGCGAGGGACGCGTTGTTCATCGTGATCGTGCCGCAAATTTTGTCGAGCGTGACGCCGGTAGACTTGCTGGTGAGCTGCGTTTCGGCGCCGCCTACACCGGTCTCATAACCTAATGCTGTCGTTGCTTTAACTGATCCGCCAGTAATTGTAACTGCGTCAGCATTCTGGGTAGCAATTGTTCCAAGGCCAAGATTAGTCCGTGCGCTTGATGCAGTCGAAGCGCCAGTGCCGCCGTCAGCAACAGCCAAATCTCCAGTAAGGCTGGAAATAGAAACGCCAGTAATCGTGCCGCCAGTGATGGCAGCCTTAGAAAACGCAACCGTACCACTACCATCGGGGGCTAAAGAAATATTCCCGTTAGTATCGGTAGACGAAATGGTATTTCCGTCGATTTTAATATTATCAACGGATACAGAACCGGTTCCTACTTTAAGTGCAGTAGCAACACCAGTTCCACTGTGTACAACTTTTTCAGTAGCCGAAGGCCCATTATCTACATGAAGTAGCTGGTTATATGTACTTGCTACCGAACTACCTGTGAGATTTGTAGGCATCTACAGTCTCCGATAAGGCAAGGGGGCTTGCGCCCCCCGCCAATTAGACAGTCGCACTAAACGGAGTAACTTCCACGCCAGTAGCAATGATGTTTCCATCAATTGCATACAGATTAGTAGCCACATCAACCAACGTGAGAAGTCCACCAGCAAGACCACCGCTAGTCGTTCCATTCATCGTAATCGTATCACTAGTAGTCGTAGTACTAAATTCAGTACCCGTACCAGCAGCCTGATCCGTCACAAACAATGAACCGGACATCACATCAGTGTTATCCGCCACTTTGATGATGTTGTTGTTGGTGGTTACAGCAGTGCCCGTCGTGAAACGAAACACAGCGCCAGAACCAGTAGCAGCCGGAAGCGTGGCAGTTACGCCAGCAGCACGGTTAAGCACAACAATACGATCGCTATGGTCAGCAACCGTAACCGCCAAAGTAGCAGCACTTGCAGATACCAAACGAGCAGACACGTCTGCAGCAGCGTTTAATTCAGCAGCAGTAGCATTAACGGTCGTACCATTAAGTTGCAACGTATCTGCGTCAATCACAACGTCGTACAGCGTGCCACCCTGGATAGTTACATTATCCTGAGTTATACCACGATAAACACCCATATTTGTCTCCTTAAGAGAGGGGGGCCGAAGCCCCCCGCCCTAGTTAGGCGTTAACGTTAAGGACAAGAGCGAACGCCTCCACAACACAATCGGTTGGAACCGCAGTGTTAAGCAGGAGATCAATCGTGTCAGCCGAAACGATAACAGACGGGTTGGCAAGGTCAGCAGCCGTCAAACCAAGAGCGTTTGACGCAGCGTTGTTGGCATAAACGTCAGCCGCATACGGCGAGCCAGTCGTGTAGCCAAGATCGAAAGTCGCCGTGGTGTTGGTGGATTCCACCTTAGTCACGACAAGACCTGCCGACAGTACGATAGACCCCGCCGGAAGCGAGATCACCTGCAGCGTATCAGTGGCAACCAAGGCCGTAGCCCCAGCAGCCGCCCGAGCAGCAACGATATCGGCAAAATCCAATTCAACAGTGAACTTGGAAACGCCAGCACCGTCCGGGTACGCCGCAGTACCCTTATTAAAACCAAGCGAATCAGTATAAGCAGCCATTTTATTTAACTCCTACAATTAGGCGAGCGTGACGACAGACTGGGCCAGCGCCTCACCCTTGACAACCTTATAGCCGTAGACCTGAAGGCCACGGACAATGTTACCAAAGGTCGACTCCGAACGGATCGTCTCCATGTTCGTCATCTGCGAAGCAAAGGTAAAGCCCATCTTGTGGCCAGCGATGAGGTTGTACTTCATCGAGGCACCCGAACCGGACGTGGACAGGTTGTGGCTCACATAGAGCGTGAAGCGATCAACCATACCAAGGCGACCGTTACGGACAACAGACACGCTGTCGCCAGTAAGCGAGGCATCCTTCAGTTCGGACTTCTTGATGAGACCCGCCATTTTGGCCGGGATCACAACAAAGCGATTCTGCTCGGGGCAGTTGGCTTCATCGAGAACCGTACCAAGGTCAACAATCAAGTCAATCACTGACTTGGTGCCGCCAGCGCCATCCTTCGTCACAGAAAGCGGCGAACCGTTCGTGCCGAGGTTGAACGAAGCCGACTGCTCACCAGCCGTCGCGCCCTTGTTCGTAGACGCAATGCCGGTAAGAAGGTCGGTCAACACGCGCTGATCAATCTTGATCTTCATGCGCTCGGAAGCGTCCTTTGTCCAAGTGTCCATCAGGTTGATGTCGGACTGCACCTTGTCAACGTCGTCCTCGACGCAAGCGAAGTACTCGCCCTTGTCGATGAGAAGCTGAATCTTCGGCTTGTCCGGATT